GACCTTGTGAGCGCGGATGACTGCACGTTGGGCGGCATGCCGAGCCTGGGCGTCTCTGACGTCGCAGTGGTGCCGGAGCGCCTGCAGGGATTCAACTACGCGAAGAGCACGCCGACGGACGCGAAGCGCGGCATTGGTTGCCACTTCTTCATCGATGACTACCAGTTCGAGAGGGTCTGGGCTGACCCGGTGGGATACGAGCGGAGCCTCAGGGGCTACGACGTGGTGCTCACGCCGGACTTCTCGCTGTACATGGACATGCCGCTTCCGATGCTGCGTTGGAACGTATACCGCTCGCGGGCGGTGGGGCTCATATGGCAGCGCGACGGCCTGCCGGTGGTGCCCACGCTCTCGTGGGCTGGGCCGGAGAGCTACACGTTCTGCTTCGACGGCGTCCCGCGCGGTTCCGCCGTGGCCGTCTCGACGGTGGGCGTCAAGGAGGACGCCTCCGCCACGGGCGTGTGGAACGCAGGAATGGCCGAGGCGATGCGCAGGCTTGAGCCGTCGCGCGTCCTGCTCTACGGCGGGGACATCGGGTTCGACTTCGGCGGTTGCGAGGTCGTCGAGTACGCCAACGGCGTGACGGAGAGGATGGCGGATGGGCGGCAGAGGAGCTAGCAGCAAAAGCTCGAAAGCCAGTCAGGTGAGGGTCAGCTCTCTGACCGACAGGCAGCTGACGGGCGAGATTGACAGGCTTGGCAAGGTCATGGAGGAGACGGCGCAGTCCCATGTCGCATATCTTCAGGGGCGCGGAGGAAGCAAGTCCGACAGCGACAAATACCGCAAGGCCCAGGCGAGGTACTCGGAGCTACAGAACGAGAGCATGAGACGCCTGCAGGCAAAGGCAGCGCGCAAGGCTGCCACGAGCGCCACCAAGCCGAAGCCAATGCACGCCTTCGTGAACGGCTTCGGCGAGGGTACACATCGATATATCACGACCGATACTTACGAACGTGCGCAGCACCGCTTGGACAAGGAAATCTTTGGGCTCTTAGGAAGGCGCTAGCTCATGGGCGGTAGTGGTGGTAACAGCTCACTGGCAGATATTAGCAAGCTTGCACGATATGTGAAACCTAAGAGCATCTAGATATTTCGTTGGCCCATCGGTGACGGTGGGCCTTTTTCATGCCGCGGGGAGGTGTCAATGTCAAAGCTCGCCAAGCCCGCGAACATCGAGAACGACGCCTTCCGCTCCGCAAAGTGGGACGAGCTCACATCCGGGCGTGACTTCTCGCAGTCCGACGCGCCGACCCTCGCGCTGCTGGTTAGCTGGTATCAGGTTATCGAGCGGTGCATGGATGACATCGGCGCAAACGGCGGCGTGCAGGTGGCCTACCAGAACGACATGGGGGACATCAAGGCGCTCCCGCAGCTCTCGACCATGAAGCAGGCGAGCGCCGAGATTCGCGCGATCAACAAGCAGCTCGGCATCTGCGACGCACGCGACGGCGGCCAGGGAGATGGCGCGCAGCCGAGGCAGGGTGAGACGTTCCTGAAGCTCATCCAGGACCGTAGGAAGGCAGCGAATGGATGAAGGAGTGCGGCGCGTCGGGAACCAGGTGCCGCGCATCCGCATCGTGCCGCCACCGGGTGCCTACACAGACGGAGACGACGCCGCCGACCTCTGCGCGCACTACTGGTTCACCCCGGACCCATGGCAGCGCGGTCTGCTCAGGGACTGGCTGCAGCGCGACTCTGACGGAAGGCTCAAGGTCATCACCGCTGGCCTGGCGGTTCCGAGGCAGAACGGCAAGAACGGCGCGATAGAGGCGTTCGAGTTCTACCTGCTTGTCACCGACCCGAACGTGCACATACTGCACACGGCGCACCTCGTGAAGACGTGCAAGAAGGCGTTCAACCGGCTTGCCCGGATATTCGAGGACAAGCGACATCCGGAAATCCTGCGGCTGGTGAAGTGCATACGCCGGACGAACGGCGAGGAGGGAATCTACCTCTGGCACCCAGACCACATCGGGGATGACTCCTACGAGGGCGCGTCGATAGAGTACTCCGCCAGGTCGCGCGGCAGCGCCCGTGGCTTCGACAAGATATCGCACATCTTCTACGACGAGGCGCAGGAGCTCACGGACGAGCAGGTGGAAGCGCTCATGTTCACCCTGGGCGCATCCGAGACCGACCGGTTCATCCTGTACCTCGGCACGCCGCCCGGTCCGAACTGCCCAGGCGAGGTGTTCGCCCGCGTGCGGAGCAACGCGCTCTCGAACCCGTCGCCGCACACGTCGTGGCACGAGTGGTCGGTAGAGAAGTGCCCGCCACGGACGGCCACGTACGAGGACGTCGAGCAGATGGTGTGGGACACGAACCCGGGGATGGGCGTTCGCCTTTCCCCCGACTTCACGCGGGAGGAGTTCGCCAACGCCACGATAGACGGGTTCGCCCGCGAACGGCTGGGGTGGTGGGCGCCCGTGGCATCTGCGCACGCCGCCATATCGCAGGAGCTCTGGGACAACTCGGCCATAAAGGCCATCGGCGACCATTACCGGCGCAAGACGGCGTTCGCGGTCAAGTTCTCGACGGACGGCAGCACGTACTCGGTGGCCGGAGCGAAGCTCGACGCAAGGGGCAACGTGGCGTTCGAGCTGGTCGAGGTCGGCTCCACGCAGGAGGGCACGAGGCACCTCGCCGAATGGCTCTGGCAGCGCCGTGGCCGTGCCGCCGTGGTGGTGGTGGACGGCCTCAACGGCGCGGCCACGCTGTGCGACCAGCTCGCGGAGCTCAAGTGCCCTAGGGGATACGTGGTCCGCCCGCGCGCGTCAGACATGGTGAACGCCGCCACGTCGCTGCTGGACGGGCTCAAGGCCGGGACCGCCGCGCACACGACTCAGAGCGCGCTTGACCTGTCTGCGATCAATTCGGTGCAGCGCCCTATCGGCTCGGGCGGCGGCTGGGGCTTCGGAACTGACGGAGCCTATCCGTCAGAGCCAATCGAAGCGTGCTCGCTCGCCGCGTGGGCGGTGCGCACGACCAGGCGGAACCCCGCAAGGAAGCAGGTGATGCTATGACGATGGCGAGAAACGTGGTCGTTCCCAGGTGCGACAGGCACGATCGGGCCTCTCTGTACGACGAGAAGGTCAGGATCATACGTGCCGCCGGGCGCTACATCGAGCGGCATGCCACCGACTTCGTTGGGTGCTATGGCTCCGACGAGGTCACGGTCGCCGACGGGCTGGACATAACCATCAGGATCACGGACGAGCTGCCGACAATCACGGTCCGGCGAGAGATGCTGGTGCTGAACGACGCTGGGGGAGTGGCATGACGCAGCAGTCGAACCGATACGACGGGGTGAACACGAGCCGCCCGTTCGGGCCAGGCATCCCGCCAGACCTCGCGCAGGTGCTGGATGACCTGTTCGACACGTGGGACGCCGTGCGCGCCCGCAACGCGAGGCTCACACAGTACTACGAGATGCGCAACCCCATAAAGGACTTCGGCATCGCCATCCCGCCCAGCCTCGGCCACGTGGACGAGGTGGTGGGCTGGGCGCAGAAGGCCGTGGACGTGCGCGTGAACCGCTCGTTCTTCGACGGCTTCGTGTTCCGTGGCAAGTCGGACCCGGCGCTCGACGCGCTGGTTACGCAGAACCGCATGAGGCAGCTCGTGCGCATGACCACGCGCTCGATGCTCACGCACGGGTGCTCCGCCATCACCGTCATGCGCGGCGCGGCGGGCCAGCCCGCTGCCAAGGTCCGCGCGTTCTCGGCAAACCAGTGCTGCATGCTCTGGGACAAGGACGCCGACCAGATAGGCGCGGGAATCGTGCTCGCGGGCGTGGACCGCAGGGGCAACGCCACGCGCTACGTGCTGCACCTGCCGGACCGCATCGCCGTGTTCGCGCGCGGCGCGGACGGCGGGCAGTGGTACGTGGAGTCGGACGAGCGCAACCCCGTTGGCTCCATGCTCATGGTGCCCCTCGTGAACGACGCCGACATAGACAAGCCGCTGGGGCACCCGGTGCTCACGCCGGAGCTCACGTCCATTGTCGACAAGGCCGTGCGCGACGTTCTGCGCATGGACGTCGGCGCGGAGTTCTTCACCACGCCGCAGCGCTGGGCGACCGGAATCGCGCGCGACCTCT